TAAGAAGATGGCTTCTGGCGGTACTGCATCATCCCGTGCTGATGGTATTGCACAAAAGGGAAAAACCCGCGGTAAATATTGCTAATAAAGGAAAAATTATGAAAATGGATCACCCACCACTATCTAAAGATATGCAAGCTGAAGAGCATATGATTCACCCAGACCATATGGAAAAGCATTATGGCGGCGATGGACACGCTCAACATCATGAGCATTTCAAGAAACACGCTGCTGGTCACAAATTGCACCATGAACACGTTAAAGCAATGTGTGGCGGTGGTTATGCTAAGGGCAAGAAGTAATGATGGCGAGTCGAGGAATGGGCGCAGTAAGCCCTTCCAAAATGCCTAAGAAAAAGGTTATCCATCGTACGGATAATCCGAATGATGTTGACCTTTTTGCTAAAGGCGGCGAAGTTTGGGATAAGCCACGTCCAAAAGGATTAGGCAAATCTAAGAAGCTATCACCAGCCAAAAAAGCTAGTGCCAAGGCTATGGCTAAAGCAGCTGGCAGACCATACCCAAATCTTGTAGATAACATGAGAGCCGCAAGGAAAAAATAATGGCTGAAAAATGGATTCAAAAGGCTATCAAAAAGCCCGGTGCATTAAAAAAAGAATTAGGCGTTAAGGAAGGCAAGACTATTCCTGCTAAGAAACTAGCTGCTGCTGCAAAAAAGCCCGGCAAGTTAGGGCAGAGAGCTAGATTGGCTGAAACCCTTAAAGGCATGAAGAAAAAATAATGGCATATACCAGTGGTAATTCTACATTTAACCTTGACCTCACTGAGCTTGTAGAAGAAGCCTTTGAGCGTTGTGGCTCGCAGTTACGCACTGGATATGATCTTCGCACAGCAAAAAGGTCTATTAACCTATTAACGATTGAGTGGGCTAACCGAGGCATTAACTTCTGGACAGTAGAGGAAATATCTATTCCTTTGGTATATGGCCAAGCTATATACCCTGTCGGCGCAGATACGATTGATATTTTAGATTTGGTTACTCGCACTAATAACGCTAGCGCATCTAATCAGCAAGATATCAACCTAAACCGTATCTCTGAGTCTACCTATTCTACGATTCCTAACAAACTAACCTATGGTCGTCCTATTCAAGTTTGGTACAACCGTCAAACTGGTAATTCTAATATTTACGCTGGCGTAACTTTGGCTGCTACTTTGACCCCATCAGCTACCACAATTACCCTTAGCTCAACCTTTAATATGCGGTCTACTGGTTTTATCCAAATTGACAATGAGATTATTGGATACGTCAATATTTCAGGAAACCAGCTTTTAAACTGCTACCGTGGACAGTACAATACTACAGCGGCGTCACATAATGTCGGAGCAGCGATTTACGACCAACAATTACCTAGCTTGGCAGTATGGCCTACCCCAGATAATGGAACGCCGTATACGCTCGTTTATTGGCGCATGAGACGGGTTCAGGACTCTGGAACTGGTGTTTATGTTCAAGATATTCCATTCCGTTGGATTAATTGTTTGGTGGCTGGATTGTCATATTATTTGGCTATGAAGCTGCCTAATATGGATATTCAGCGCGCAGCAGGGCTTAAAGCGGAGTATATGACTCAGCTTGAGCAGGCAATTGAAGAAGATAGAGAAGACGTATCAATTAGATTTGTACCTCGTAACTTGTTTTATTCGAGGTAAGTATGCCAACTAAGTATGCTAGTGGCAAACACAGTATTGCGGAATGTGACAGATGTGGTCAACGATATAAGTTAGTAGAATTAAAAAAGCTAACCATTAAGACCAAGCAAGTCAGTATTAAGGTTTGTCCTGAGTGTTGGGATCCAGATCAGCCACAGTTGCAACTTGGCTTGTATCCAGTGAACGACCCACAAGCAGTGCGCGAACCAAGACCTGATATTAGTTATTATGCATCTGGTCCAAGTGGATTGCAGACGCAACAAGGTGGCGGTAACAGCCCATTACAGGCAGGTTATCCAGAAGGTGGTAGTAGAGTAATACAGTGGGGATGGTATCCTGTAGGGGGTTCTAGCGGCATAGATAGAAACCTTACCCCCAATTATTTAGTGGGAAAAGGCAACATTAATTCAGTAACAATTACGACAGCGTAGGAGTAAAAATGGCAATGCAAAAACAACGTGGTGTTAAAACTGACGAACCCTTTAACCCAAAAAATGTAGAAGACAATATGAAAAAAGGTGGAAAAGTTATGGAAAAAGAATCCAAAAAAGCAGATATGAAAATGGACAAAATGGTCGCTGATAAAGAGATCAAGAAAGCCATGAAAGAACACGATGCTCAAGAGCATCCCGGAAAGCATACCAAGCTTAAACTCAAAAAGGGTGGCATGGATGTTAAGAAAATGGCTAAGGGTGGTGTAACCCAGTCTAACCTACGCAGCATGGGTCGCAATATGGCTCGTGCTACAAATCAAAAGTCTAGCTCAAGAGGTCGTTAATATGGCAACCGCAAAGAATGTAAAACCTACCACCAAGAATAGCCCAGCTATCAAAACTGGTAAGGCTCCCTATGACAAACCTGCAAGTGACTATGCGCGCCCACACACAATGGCTGGCAAAATCATTGATGGTAATGAAGTAATGGAAATGGGCGATTATGCTACTGAGAAGTCCGCAAAAACCGCTAATATTAAAGATCCATTACCAGCAAGCGCTGTAAGCTGGGGCAAAGGCACAACCAAAGAAGACGGACAAGAAACCCGTGGAAATGGCGCTGCTACCAAAGGTCGTATTGCTCGTGGACCAATGGCGTAATAAATGAACTACGAAACGTTATATAACAACATTCAAACCTATGCCCAGACGTCAGAAACGACGTTTGTGGCAAATATTCCATTCTTTGTGGAACAGGCTGAAACACGCATATATAACGCAGTACAAATTCCATCCCTGCGCAAAAATGTTACAGGTAATTTAACAGCTGGAAACCAGTATTTAACTTTGCCGTTTGACTGGTTAGCCACCTATTCTATTGCAGTAGTAGATAGCAGTGGAAACTATACTTACCTACTTAACAAAGATGTTAACTTTATCCGCGAAGCGTACCCTAACAACGGCACAAGCTCTTGGTCTTTACCTAAGTATTACGCTATTTTTGGCAGCTCTACTAACAATGTCAATGAATTGACCGCAATTGTTGGACCAACACCGGACTCATCCTATAACGCAGAATTACACTATTTCTACTATCCAGTGTCTATTGTTCAAGGCGTAATTGCTATTTTGAATACTACATTCACAGCTGGAACCCTATATTCTCCGGGCTTATATCAAAATGTCCCATTAACCGGTGGCTCTGGATCTGGTGCTACTGCTGACATTTTGGTCAATGCATCTGGTAACGTTTCCACATGCACCATCCAAAACGGTGGTAGTTTTTATACTTCAACCGATATTTTGGGGGTTTCCGCTTCTTCTGTAGGCGGCACTGGATCAGGGTTTGCAATAGGAATCCAACAGCTTAATAACCCATCTGGTCAAAGCTGGTTGGGCGACAATTACGATCCAGTCCTATTTTACGGATCTATGCGCGAAGCTATGCTATTCCAAAAGCAGGAACAAGATATTATTAAATATTACGAAGATAAGTTTCAAGAAGCCCTGTCTGAGATCAAGCGCCTTGGTGATGGTCTTGAGCGTGGCGATGCTTACCGCGATGGTCAAACTAAACTTATGGTTAAAACCTAATGCCTATCGTACAAGGACAAACTACATTATTTAAAGCCAACATTTTGTCTGGTTTGGAGAACTTTACCCTAACTTCCCCATATACATACAAAATAGCTCTTTATAACGGTAATGCCCAGCTCGACAACACCACTACAACCTACACAAGTACCAATGAAGTGACTGGAAGCGGGTATACCGCTGGCGGTCAGGTTTTAACTATTTCCAATCCACCTACGGAAGATACGACCAATAACATCGCTTATATATCGTTTAATAACGTTTCTTGGTCTGGAGGTCTTTCCGCAAATGGGGCGTTAGTTTATAATAGCACCACTGGAGCGGCGTGTTTTATTTTGAATTTTGGTAGCACAATTACCAGCTCAAATACGTTTACCGTTACGTTCCCAACGGCAACATCAACAACAGCAGTACTGACAATTAGTTAAGGAGTTTTATATGGAAAAAGCAAAATTTGGAGATATCAGTACCGCTGCGGTTACTCGTAATGCTGCGTCTGACAACTCTGTAGGTTTCGAGGGATTCTACGATGTAGTATGCTACGATGCACAAGGCAATCTTAAGTGGGAAGACAGAGCGCCTAACTTGGTGACTGCTGCTGGAAAAAATGCTCTATTTGATTACTATTTTGGCTCAACTGGTACTGGTGGCGGCACTTCTTCTGGTGCTAATTACCTTGGATTGGTAGGAAGCGCTTCAGCTACTGCTAACTATTTCCCATCAGATACTATTTCTAGCCATGCTGGTTGGATTGAAGTTGGCGGATCTAATGCACCTGCATACACTGGCACACGTCAAGCTCCAAACTGGACAGCATCTACAAACAACGGATCTGCTGCTGGTAGCAACATTACATCCAAAGCTGCTTCTGCATTGACATTTACATTTACAAGTGGTGGTACTGTGTTTGGTTGCTTTATCAACTCTGGCGCATCTGCATCTGCTACTAAAGATTCTACCTCCGGCGTTTTATATAGTGCTGGTAGCTTTACCGCAGGAAGCAAAATTGTGTCAACCGGCGACTCATTAGCAGTTACCTACACAACTACCGCAACGTCTTAATTTAGGAGCCAATTATGGCTTTAGTATTAGCTGATAGAGTACAGGAAACTACGACCAGTACAGGGACAGGCTCAGTCATTTTGGCTGGGGCTGTCAATGGTTACCAATCATTTACTGTTGGCGTAGGTAATGGCAACACTTGCTATTACACCATTTATGACAATACATCCTTTGCATGGGAAGTAGGTATTGGCACATTTACAACATCACCTAATACTTTAGCTCGTAATACGATTCTGTCTTCAAGTAATAGCGGTTCAGCAATTAATCTTGCTGGTAATACTGCGGCAGTATGGGTAGATTATCCATCAGGAAAATCTGTTTATAAAGATGCAAACGGAAATGTATCAGCAAATAGCTTTACTCCCGGATGGACTTCAAATACAACTGCATCGGCTACAACAACTTTAACCGTAATAAGCTCATATTACCAAAGATTTGTTGGTACATTAACGCAAACCGTTATTCTTCCTGATGCTACTACAGTATCTTTAGGTCAAGGATTTATTCTTGATAATGATTCAACGGGCAACGTAACGTTATTAGCAAACGGTGGTGGCGCTTTGGGGGCGGTTGTACCGGGCATGGCAGCATTTATTTTTTGTGAAAACAATAGCACAGCGGCTGGTAGCTGGTCTGGTTATATGTTTGTGCCGGGCGCAGGACCGAGTGGAGCTGTAACTTGGGGTACATCTGGTTTAAATATGGGCGGAGGAACTCTTAGTGGGGCTACATGGGCTGGCAGCACTATTTCCATGACTTATGGTGGTACTGGAGCTTCTTTGTTGCCTACTGCTGGAGCATCAGTATATTCAACGGGTACAGCTCTTGCTTTAACTGCTGCTGGCACATCGGGTCAAGTTTTGGTATCAGGTGGATCTGGATCTCCTACATGGAATACTACACTAACTAGCGTTTCTTTAGTAACTCCAGCTCTTGGCACTCCAACCTCTGGTGTTTTAACTAATACTACTGGGTATCCAGCAAGTACTTTAGCTGGAACTACTCTTGCGTCTAACGTTACAGCTTCTAGTTTAACTTCAGTGGGAACGCTTGCAACCCTTGCAGTAACAGCAATTATTTCGGGATCTATTAATGGTAACGCAGCAAACATTACTGCAACTAGCAATACTTCACTTACCTCGCTTGCAAACGTTACAACGCTTGGAACGATTGCGGCATTTACTGCTACTGCTGCTAATATTTCATCTTTAGGAGTTGGTACACCATCATCAGGAACCTCTGGAGAAATTAGAGCAACCAATAACGTAACAGCTTATTATTCATCAGATAAAAAATTCAAAGAAAATATTCAACCAATTGAATCTGCTCTTAATAAAGTTAATTATATTGGCGGAAAAACCTTTGATTGGTCACAAAATTACATCAATGATAAAGGCGGGGAAGATGATTACTTTATCAAAAAACATGATTTTGGTGTTATAGCTCAAGATGTTCAGGCAGTATTTCCATTGGCTGTAAGAATTCGAGAAGATGAATCTTTAGCTGTAGATTATTCAAAATTAGTTGCGCTAGCATTCCAAGCAATTAAAGAATTGAAAGCGGAAGTAGACGCATTAAAGGGTAAATGATGTTTGGCTTAACCCCTTTTGCTACCGCTCCATTTAATGCTTTTATATCCAATATTTATGGCGGAAGCGTTAGCGAAGGTATTTCATCAGATACTGATATTGATGCAGTAATTGCTAATTTTAATAGCGTTATTACAGAAGCAATATCTAGTTTTTCAGATTCTGAAACTGTCCAACAAACATATGGGGTTCAAATATCTGAGGCTATTAGTAATTTTGCAGACTCAATACCTCAGCCAGTTCAAACTTACGCAGTAATAATAAATGAACAAATAAACGCTGAAACTGATATTACTGCTGGTGTATCTGTATTCCTTGTGGCAGTTAATGAAAATATTAGTTCTGATGCTGATATTGATGCCGTTATAGCTAGCTTTAATAGCGTAATTTCAGAAGGAATTACTGCTGCAGATGCTTCTACTGGATTAAAAACTCAATATTCAGTAATTAGCGAAAATATTACTGCAGCAGATAAACAATCCAATATTGCAGCATTTGTTGGGGCTGTAATGGAAAATATAAACCCAGCAGATGTACCATCTGTTATAGCTTCATTTAAATCTGTAATTAGCGAAAACATAGCACCATCTGATGGCGCAACCACTGTATCAGATTGGATTAAAATTATTGACTCACAAACTCCAAACTGGGTTGTAATTAACAACTCACAATAAGGATTAACATGACAACGACATATTCACCATCGCTTAAATTAGCCCTTATTGGAACCGGAGACCAATCTGGTACTTGGGGTCAAACCACTAATACCAATTTAGGAACATTGCTTGAACAAGCTATTACGGGCGTAACTGCTATTTCTTTGCAAGGTATAAGTTCTTATACACTAACAAATTATAATGGCACGTCAGACGATGCTAGAAATGCTGTATTAATTTTTACTGGCACTCCAAGCTCTGCTCCAACCATTACTGCTCCAGCTCAAAATAAACTATACGCTATTGTAAATAACACTACCCAACCATTAACGATGGTAGCTTCTGGTGGAGCTGTTTCATTAGTTATTCCAGCCCTATCAACAGGACAATGTTATTGCGATGCATCAAATGTAAGCGGTAGCGGTATTGGATTTTATTCTGCGCAAACTGCGGCGGCTGGAAATTGGAATGTAGGTGGAAATTTAGTAGTTGCAGGTACATCTACGCATACTGGATCTACCATTATGAGTACTTTGACTGCTACCAGTATTAGCGCTACAGCTATTAGCGCTACATCCATTACTGCAACTACATTCACAGGAGCAGGAACAGGATTAACAGGAACAGCGGCAAGCCTTACAGCAGGAGTTGCACAAAGTATAGCAAACGCAGGTGGATGGAATATTACCCCTAATGGTAGTAAATTATATTTTAATTATAATGGTACTAATATTGCCAGTTTAGATTCAACTGGTAATTTTGTTTCATTATTGAACATAACTGCATATGGAACACCATAATGAAAAATGGAGTTGATTTCATTTACGAATATTCTGATTTGAATGTCTTCAAAACAAGAGTTCAAATTTTAACAGGAGAATATGCTGACACCATTTTAGAATTTGGTGGCTCTGTTCTTGCTCAAGATAGCAATCAAAATACTTTTACTTTTGAATATGAGTTGTTTCAAATTCCTCAACATTTAGCTGGTGTGCAGTTAAAAGGAACTAAAGATTTTGAAATGTTCTTAGGATATTTATTAGTTGATATAATTAATTTTAGAAATAATGATCCAGAAGAACGTAATAAATTAATACAAGCAGCAAGCTCTCGTGGAGCATTACCTAATACTATTAAAATTGACCAAAAGTTTTATTCTAAACAGGCAACAGTAATATGACATTAAATTCATCAGGACCAATTAGTTTGGCTGGCACAACTGCTGGTGTTTCTATTGAAATCGAAAATGGCGGTAATGGCACAACTCAAATCAGCCTTAACGATGCTGCTGTTCGTTCTTTGGCTGGTGTTCCTAGTGGCGCTATTACAATGCCTACCAACTTTTATGGAAAATCTAATCGTGTATCAATTAGCTATACATTTACTTCTTCAACAACTAACGCTTCATTAAATATAAGTAGCATTGGCGGATATAGTTCTGGCAAGTCCGATATTACTGTTACAGTAAATAGCGGTGTTTATTTATGGGCTAATTCAACTGGAAACTATGGTTTAAACCTTTCTGGTGGAACTACAGGCGATACTCTTAATCTAGTAAATAATGGCTACATTATGGGTCAAGGTGGGCATGAAAGTAATGGTGGACCGGCATTAAACATTGGAACTGGAATTGGTTTAACTATTAACAATGGTGGCTATATTGGTGGTGGCGGTGGAGCAGGTTACGATGCGTACTCAAGATATAGAAATGGTGGTGGTGGTGGAGCTGGTGGTGGTGTTGGTAATAATCCATGTTGTTTTGTTTCTGGTGGATCTGGTGGATCAATTGGTGGAAGTGGTGGCACAGGCGGTAGTGCTTGCGTAAGTTGCATTCTTTATAGAGGTGGTGGTGGTGGTGGCAGAATTTTCCCCGGATCTGGTGGAGCAGGTGGCTATTGCAGCGGGGGTTCTGGTGGTGGTGCTGGTGGCGGTGGCGGTGGAAATGGTCTAAGTGGAACTGGTGGCAATGGCGGTTCTGGAAGTTCTGCTGGCAGTACTAGCCCATATTGTTGCAATAATCAAGGTGGTGGTGGAGGTGGTGGATGGGGTGCAGCAGGGGGTGGCGGAAGAACTGCCCAAGGTAATTCTCACGCTGGTTATTGCGGTGGTAAGGCTATTAACAAAAATGGAAAAACAGTCACATTTTCGGCAGGATGTAGTAGAGTTTATGGAGCAGTTTCATGATGCAAATATATGTCATAAATAATCCAGCACAATCAACAACAGACTATGTGTGCGATAGTCAAGCAACGATAGATGCAGGTAAAACTGCTGGTTATACAGGAATATTTAGCATAGGTACAGAATCCGATGCAAATGCTATTTTATCCACAAACCAACAAGCATGGCTTACTCAAAAAGCAAGCATTTTTTTAGTAAATGAAAAAATACAAACTGATGAAGGAATACAATGGGTAACTGTAGATTTATCTACACAACTACCTAATACAGATCAAGTTTATGCTATACTAAATGTTCCAAATGGAGATTGGATTAGTGAAACAGGTCTTGATGCCGCTAAAGCTCAATTTGCAACAATTCAACAAAACTATCTTACTTTTAGTGGATTAGCTTCAATAGCATCATGGACTGAATGGCCAGCATTAACAAAATTAGCATAAATTACTAAAGGATAAAAGTGTTTGAACAATTAGAACAAATACCTCTTTTTTGTGCGCCAATTTATATTTTAGATAAACCAGAATTTTTAAATGTAACAAGAAAAATATCAAAAAAATTTATTGCCAAAAGAAAACAAGAAGTTGAACTAAATCCTATTTATCCAGTCTATATGACTGAATCAATAAATAGCGATCCAGAAATGTTAGATTTTGCTAATTATGTTGCACAAACAGCTTGGAATATTTTAAATATCCAAGGCTATTCTATGGAGTTTTTTCAAACATATTTTACTGAAATGTGGTGTCAAGAACATTATAATGGCTCTTCAATTGATCGCCATATTCATGGAAATGGATCTATTATTTCTGGATTTTATTTTTTAAATTGTCCAGATGATGCAGTAGCAGTTTTTCATGATCCAAGAGATTCAAAAGTAATTACTAATTTGCCAGAATTAAATCCAACGCAAATTACTAATGCAAGTAATATGGTTAATTTTCAAGCAAAAAATGGCAGATTAATTTTTAGTAATTCTTGGTTGCCACATTCTTTTAATAAAGTTACTGGATCAATCCCATTAACTTTTATTCACTTTAACATAGCGGTTGCCCACGTTCAGCAGCAATTTTGTCCAGCCCAGCCACAAGTAGAAGTGATATGAACAAATATAGAATTCGATTTAATAAAAGCAGAGGTCAACCGGGCAGAGGAACCGTGGATCATGCTTGGAGAATTTTTGAAGGTGAAAAAGAGTATTTAGTAAAACATTTTAAGCTTGAAGTTCCATCTTTTAGCGAAAAAGAGGATAATAGTCAAGACTGGAATTTAGTATGTTATGGAGTACTAACTTTAGACAGGGTAACCTCAACTGCAATTATTAGTGGAGAACAGTAATGAATTTTACATTTACATGGATTATGGACAAACTTGGCTATATGCCAAAGATTGACATGGAAATTGGCAAGGTTGCTCAACCTTGGTCTTTTCCAGTTACAGAAACCAAAAAGAAACGTCCCTCTGTACAAAAAGCAACCACTCGTGTTGTAGCTAAAAAAACAGCCGCAAAAAAGACTAAGCCTAAAAAGGTATGATATGTCAGAAGTTAATGAAAAGGCTGTCTTTATTGAAAAGATAGCATTTGCTGTTTTACCTATTCTTTTAGCTTGTGTAGGCTATTTAATGTCTGCGCTTTCTAGTCTAAGTCAAGATGTTACTGTTTTAAATAGTAAAATGTCTTTAGTAGTTACCAGCGACAATAAACAAGCTACAAATACTGGATCTGAATTAGCTCGTGAAAAATTGCGGCAAGATTTAGAAAAAGATATTCAATTAAATAGAGATCAGATTCAAGCCAATA